GAAAACAACAACTTGGGTAGATCCCATAAGAGTCAAAGGGGGGGTTGACTGCTAAGAGACAGGAATCACCTTATCCATCCTGCCGGTGTCTACTTGTGGGGCATTCAGCTTGATCTGCTCAAGGGATGAAAAGTTTGGACAGTTACACAACTCAAAAGAGTGTCCACACATAGTATGATATGGGCACCAATTGATATAGGAACCATCAACTTTTCTCTTGTATATGATTGGGGACCCACAAGATCTCAATCCTTTCTTGCCTGGTTAGCCACTATAAAGAGTTCCTTGACACCTAAAATAATTCCCCTACTGCAAATTACCATCCACATCATGATAGCTGAAAGGGATATTAGTCATTATAGTTTTATTTGTGGCATAGCTAATGAGATCAAATCCAAAAATTGGAGGTTGTTGCACATGGATGAATCTTGGTTATTTGAACTCCCTCCTTGGTTGACCTCCCACAGACAATATAGTCAGTTCAACAGGTATCATGGAGTAAACTTAGTTCTCCATATATAATCTAAGAGCAGCAGCTGTATTGTGTTGGTTAACTCCATAAGTGCCTACACTCTTCTGTTGCACAGGGATGTGGTAACTCTCAAACAATTTCTACACTTGGTCAGGTGGGCCCCCCATGAGAACACAATGTAAGTTGGGGTCCAAATCTGAGGTTAGGAGTTATTGATACCTCTTTAAGAACACTTGGTTGGTCAAGTCATGTAGACTATTGACAGGTATATTGGTCAATGAGCTGGTATTGTGATATGATCTGAGTAGATCACCATTTGGTAGTAACTATTCAACCTACTTCTTGATCTGTGTTGCTGTGCATGTGACTGAGCATTCAGTTAAGCCCAGTTAACATGGTGAACACTTACCCTCAACCCTGTCATAAGCCATGAGAATCAATTGGATCTGTATAGACAGGTGACACCCCTCATGAGGATAATTCTAAAATTAGTCTATAACAGTGCCACAACAAGTGCACATCGTGGTTCCATTCAGTGTAAACAATAAAGGTACCTATGTTTTCTGAACGAGCTCAGGCATCTACCAATAAGTTGTTGCTTGCTAAATTCCCTTTTCAAACTTGTCATTGTCAAACACCACTTTAGAGCTATGGGTTTTACATTACTCAGTGGCTAATCTGTCATAAACCTACCATCTCTTGACGGTTGCTCTAATAAGATTGTAACAAGGACCCTAAACCTCAACTGATATCAGAGGAATGGTTTGGATGATTGGAGGCACAATAGTGGGTTCAGGGAGTGATAGGTCAATGGATTGGGTGCTACTTAGAACTGTGGTGTTGACAACCACAGGATCAACCAAAGATGATTCAAGTTGCTCAATTGGCTCATCCAATTAGAGTTGGCTCTTCATTTCCTCCTGAGTGACTAATTTTTCACCTCTCTTTACCTCAACCTTGGGCTAAAGCTCTGGTAAAGTTGTGTTGACAAGTTTC